AGGTTGAACAGCCAAAACTGGCCAGATTGGAATTATGCAAACTAATAACCCGGCACAAACGCTTTATGCCAACCCGATGGGTTATAACGGCAATCCGCAGGTCAAGCGCGACGGCGTCCAACAGAAATTCACCGAGGCAGAGATCTCGGAGTACGTGAAGTGCATGAAGGATCCGACGTACTTCGCAAAGACGTACGTGAAGGTCATCTCCCTCGATCGAGGTCTGGTTGCCTTTGAGCCCTATCCTTACCAGGAACGGATGTTCAATCATTTCAATGATAGCAGATTCTCGATCGTTCTGGCATGCCGACAGTCGGGCAAGTCTATCAGCTCAGTCATCTATCTTCTCTGGTTTGCGCTCTTCTCCCCCGACAAGACCATCGCCATCCTGGCCAATAAGGCGGCTACCGCACGAGAGATGCTGGCGCGTGTTACTCTGGCTCTGGAGAACCTGCCATTCTTCCTTCAGCCCGGATGTCGAGCCCTGAACAAAGGATCGATTGAGTTCTCAAACAACTCTCGAATCATCGCCTCTGCCACGTCGGGGTCGTCCATCCGTGGTATGTCGGTCAACCTGCTGTTCATGGACGAGTTTGCATTCGTTGAGAATGCCACGACATTCTACACATCTACATACCCGGTAATCTCGTCGGGTAAGACATCTCGCGTCATCATCACCTCCACGGCGAATGGAGTAGGTAATCAATTCCACAAGATCTGGGAAGGTGCCGTACAGGGGGTGAACGAGTTCAAGCCGTTTCGTGTAGACTGGTGGGACGTCCCAGGCCGAGACGAGAACTGGAAGAAGCAAACCGTAGCAAATACCTCGGAGCTGCAGTTCGAACAGGAGTTCGGCAACTCATTCCATGGTACCGGCAATACGCTGATCAATGCCGAAACGCTCCTGGGTCTAAAAGCCGAGGCGCCTATCTACACTCAGAACAACGTCAAGGTCTACGAGAAACCGATCTCAGACCACAACTACGTGATGTGCGTGGATGTCGCCAAGGGGCGAAATCAGGACTATTCGACCTTCTCGGTGATTGACGTCACCGCCAAACCATTCAAGCAGGTAGCCACATTTCGCGACTCATCAGTATCTCCGCTGATCTTTCCGGATACGATCTACAAGTACGCCAAGACCTACAATGACGCGTACATCGTGGTGGAGAGTAACGATCAGGGTTCGGTCGTCTGCAATGCTCTGTATTACGATCTGGAATACGAGAACATGTTCGTCGAGTCTACCGTGGCGAACGGGTCAATCGGCCTGACGACGACAAAGAAGACTAAGCGAATCGGCTGCTCAAACCTGAAAGATCTGATCGAAGGGAAGAAGCTAATCATTGCTGACGCCGATACTATTGCCGAGCTTAGTACATTTGTAGCAGAGGGCCAGTCGTATGAGGCCTCTGATGGCAACCATGACGACACCGTGATGGCTCTGGTGGTCTTCGGGTGGTTTGCCGCGACCGATCTATTCGTTCAGATGTCTAGCATGGATGTCCGTGACCTCCTTTATGCGGATCGCCTTAAGTTGATCGAGGAGGATGTCACCCCGGTGGGCGTGATGGGTAATCTGGAGCCTGAGAACAAGAAAAATGGGGCTGAAGTGGATGAACACGGTAATGTATGGTATGAGGCGGCCAATCCAATATACTGAAGAAGTGCTCAGTAATAAATAGAGCATTGACCAAAACCGTATTATGTTCCACATCAAACCTCAACTTTGAGAATCAAATCCAATGGCATTCCAAGTATCACCCGGAGTTCAGGTCAACGAGATTGATCTGACCAACGTCGTTCCGGCTGTATCCACCTCTATCGGTGGTTACGTCGGAGCTTTCAACTGGGGTCCTGCCGAGGAAATCACCACAGTCTCAAGCGAAAAAGAACTCGCTGCGAGCTTTGGCGTTCCTAACGCAGACACCGCAAAATCATTCTTCACCGCTGCATCATTCCTGAAGTACGGAACCGCCCTCAAGGTTGTTCGCGTCGTCGCGGATGGCTCTGGTGGAACAACTTCTGCAAAGAACGCAACATCGGGAGACGGTGGTGCTTCAGGCCTACTGATCAAGAACAAGGCCGTGTATGACAACACCTATTCTGGCGGATCTGCAGCAGTTGGCGCATGGGGTGCTCGTTGCCCTGGAGCTCTTGGAAATTCGCTAAAGGTTGAGGTTTGCTCAGCTAACAGCACTGCTTTTACTGGCTGGGCTTTTGCTGGAGAGTTCGACAAGGTTCCAGGAACAAGTAGCTATGCTGCAAAGTATGGTTCTTCTCTCGATGAGCTTCACATCGTAGTCGTAGACGAGGACGGACTCATCTCCGGAACAAAGGGAACTGTCCTTGAGAAGTTTGCTTTCGTCTCACAGGCATCTGATGCCGTAAAGGAAGACGGAACGACGAACTATTACAAGAACGTCGTGAACACCACGTCAAAGTACATCTACTGGCTGGATCATTTCAGCTCAGTATCTGGCGTCGAGAACTCTTCAGTACTGACAAATGCCGGCCAGTCAGCTTCAGCTGCGGCGCTAGCATTTGATACCGAGACGACTACCAAAGCTTATTCCCTCACCGGCGGAACCGATGGTACCGCAGCTGGCGCCTCTCAGGTTGTTTCTGGCCTGGCTCTATTCCAAGATGCTGAGACGGTTGACGTAAACCTGCTCTTCGCAGACGTCGACACCGGATCAACTGTTGCTACTGAGCTGAAGGCCGTTGCTGCCGCTCGTAAAGACGTCGTGGCATTCGTTTCACCTCCGATCAGCTACACAGTTGGAGTTGCTTCCCCAGCATCATCAGTTGCAACATGGGGTGCAGCATTCAACTCATCGTACGTTGTAGCCGACAGCACAGCTGTCATGGTTTACGACAAGTACAACGACGAGTATCGCTGGATTCCTGCCTGCGGTCACCTCGCCGGTCTCTGCGCTTACACCGACAACGTTGCTGATGCTTGGTTCTCACCAGCCGGCTTCAACCGCGGTTCGCTGCTCGGCGTCACAAAGATTGCTTTCAATCCAAAGCAAGCCGATCGTGACACCCTGTACAAGGCCGGAGTCAATCCAATCGTGGCATTCCCAGGCCAGGGTATCACTCTCTACGGAGACAAGACGACCCTCGCTAAGCCATCGGCCTTCGATCGCATCAACGTTCGCCGCCTCTTCATTACCCTGGAGAAGGCAATCTCAACAGCTGCTAAGTTCCAGCTGTTCGAGCTGAACGATGAGTTCACCCGCGCAATGTTCCGCAACATGGTTGAGCCATTCCTGCGTGACGTTCAGGGTCGCCGCGGTATCATCGACTTCAAGGTGGTCTGCGACAGCACCAACAACACGGGTGACGTCATTGACCGCAATGAGTTCCGTGCTGACATCTACATCAAGCCAGCACGTTCAATCAACTTCATCACTCTGAATTTCATCGCCACTCGCACTGGCGTCGATTTCTCCGAGCTGGTTGGAAAATAATAACCACTAACCAAAGGAGAACCCTATCATGGCTAACCTAGGTATTAATGACTTCAAGTCAAAGCTGGTCGGTGGCGGAGCACGCAACAACCTGTTCAAGGTCACCGCAAACTTTCCTGGCTACGCAGCCGGAAATGTTGAGCTCGCCGCCTTCCTCATCAAGGCTGCTCAGCTGCCTTCATCCCTGATCGCTCCGATCACGGTCCCATTCCGTGGACGTCAACTCCAGCTCGCTGGAGATCGTTCATTCGAACCATGGGCAGTGACGATCATCAACGACACCGATTTCCAGCTGCGTAACGCTTTCGAGCGCTGGATGAACGGTATCAATGCGCACGCTGCAAATACTGGTCAGACAAACATGACCCAGTATATGGCTGACCTGGCTGTCGAACAGCTGGATCGCCAGGGCGGAGTGCTCAAGCGCTATGATTTCCGTGGCTGCTGGCCATCGAACATCACAGCGATCGATGTGAGCTACGACTCAGAGAACACGATCGAAGAATTCGGCGTCGAATTCCAGGTCACCTACTGGGAATCAAATACCACGAACTAAGGTTCGTTTTTCTTCAATAAATATGGCGTGGGAGTGGATCTTGGGATTCCTCCCACGCCTTTCTCTTAGAAACTGAACAATATATCATATGCCTCTCCAATTCTTCGGATTCACTTTAGACAGGGTTCAACCGGGTAAAGATCGTGATCTGATCCGGAAGAAGAATCAAGAAGAACAGCCGGCGTCGTTCGTTCCACCGACATCCGAGGACGGTTCGACAGCTATTGCGGCAGGCGGGTACTACGGTCAGTATCTGGACCTAGAGGGAGATGCAGCAAAGACGGATGTTGACCTGATTCGCAAGTATCGCATTGCTGCAGAGCAGCCGGAGTGCGACATGGCGGTGGAGGACATCGTCAACGAATCTATCGTCCACGAGGAGCATGAGTCTCCAGTGGATATCAATTTAGACGACCTGGAACAGCCTAACTCGATCAAGAAGGAGATCAAGGCGGAGTTCGATCGTATTTGCCAGCTTCTGAATTTCAACATGAACGGCCAGGATATCTTCCGTCGCTGGTATGTCGACGGTCGTCTGTACTTTCACATCATCATTGACGAAGAGAATCGTGATGAGGGTATTCTAGAGCTACGCGCAGTAGATGCTCTGCGTATCCGTAAGGTACGCGAGGTCAAAGAAGAAACCGATTCTGTCACCGGCGCAAAGATCATCAAGACTCTGGATGAGTATTACCTGTACCAGGATGGCGGTCTGCAGAAGTCCGACGTTGGTCTGAAGATCAACAAGGATGCCGTCTGCTACGTTCCGTCCGGTATCCTTGACGCTTCCCGTAAGCGCGTTCTATCGCCTCTGCACAAGGCACTGAAGCCGGTCAATCAGCTTCGCATGATGGAAGATGCGCTGGTGATCTATCGCCTCTCCCGTGCCCCTGAGCGCCGTATCTTCTACATCGACGTCGGTAACCTGCCAAAAGGCAAGGCTGAGGAGTACATGCGGCATATCATGAACCAGTACCGCAACAAGCTGGTCTATGATGCCGTCACCGGAGAGATCCGTGACGACCGTAAGCACATGTCCATGCTTGAAGACTTCTGGCTGCCTCGCCGCGAGGGCGGGCGCGGAACCGAAATCAGCACTCTTCCTGGTGGTGATAACCTAAGCCAGATCGAGGACATTATCTTTTTCCAGAAGAAACTGTACCGTTCTCTGAACGTTCCGGTCACTCGCATGGAGCCAGAGACCTCAGGATTCAACCTTGGCAAGTCATCAGAGATCACTCGCGATGAGGTCAAATTCCAGAAGTTTGTGGACAAGCTTCGCAAGAAGTTCTCGGCGCTGTTTTATGAGCTGCTGAGAGTTCAGTTGATCCTGAAGGGTGTCATCACTGAGGAAGATTGGCTCGAGCTCAAGGAGAGCATCCGATTCGACTTCCGCAAGGATAACTTCTTCAGCGAGATGAAGGAATCCGAATTGATTACTGGCCGCGTTGAACTTCTGAATAATATCACTCCATTTGTCGGAATCTACTTCTCCCAGAACTGGGTAAAACGCCATATCCTGCGCATGACCGATGAGGACATCGAGGAGATGCAGGAGGAGATCGAGCTAGATGCCGAGATGGCAGCGCAGCAAGCTTTAGAAAATCCACAACAAGATACCGGAAGCGGTATCGAAGACATATCGGCGAACGAACAGTTTGATCGATCAGCGTAATAGGAACTTACCATGGCACAATACATCGTACCTCTAGACAAGCAAGACGGCGACAAACGCTACGAGGTGATGATGCTTGCCTCGGGGAAAAGTGGAGCCGTCGTCACATCCAGCAATCCGTTTCCAGTCCAGATGTCGACTATCGATGGACCTGCTGCAGACGCCTTCGGCCGTCTTCGTGTCTCTAGCGAGTTTACACTTGGGGACTACAAGCACACGTACGGAATCGATCCAAACTTTGTAGATTCCCTAACCAATGGCGCAACGGTGACTCATCAGGCAAATAAGGCATGTGCTCGTTTAGCTACCACTAGCAATACCACAAGCCGTGCGGTTCACCAGACCAAGCTGTATCACAACTACATGCCTGGTAAAAGTCAGTTGATCAAGAGTACTGTCAATTTCTATGCTGCGGTACCAAATGTCACAAAGCGTACCGGATACTACGATGATCTAGATGGTATCTACTTTCAGCAGGAGGGAGATGGAACCCTTAGCTTCGTGATTCGCACGAACGTCAGTGGCACTCCGGATAGTACTCGCAAGATCACTCAGGCAAATTGGAATATCGACAAGTGTGACGGCACTGGTGTGAGCGGGTTCAACCTGGATATCACGAAGACTCAGATCGTATTCATCGACTTTCAATGGCTAGGTGTCGGAAGAGTTCGCTGCGGATTCGTGCATAATGGCAGAATCGTGGTCGCCCACGAGTTCTACAACAGCAACGTGCTCACAACCGTCTACATGAGTAATCCGAATCTCCCAGTTCGCTGCGAGATCCTGAACACCGGTACGACAACCGGCGGGTACTTCGATCAGATCTGCTCTACTGTGGTCTCGGAGGGAGGATACGTAGAGACCGGTATCGATTGGGCTCTCGATGGAGGCATCGTAGCTCAGACAGTCACAACTGCCGGAGATTACCCAGTCATAGCTATACGCCTAAAGTCGGCCTTCAGAAGCTATGCAAATCGTGCTGTCGTACGTATGGGAAACATCGCGTTGTATTCAGAAACAAATCCGGTGATCTGGAAGCTGATTAAGCTTCCAGGATTAAGTTCTATTACACTGTCTAGCCCCACATGGACTAGTGTATCGAATGATAGCGCGGTCGAATACTCTCTCCTAGGTACAGCTATCAGCGGAGGAGATACCATTGACGCAGGATTTGTAGGAACCAGTAGTCCCGGTGGTAGCAATAAGGGTATGGGATCCACAGGATTGGCCGATCCTTCAACTGCAAAGAAGAACTATATCGTCCAGAACATGGCATCTACCGACAGCGAGATCTATGTCCTCACCGGCAGAGCGATTGGAGCTGATGCAAATATCTGGGCGACACTGCAATGGAGAGAGATTTACTAAGCTCTGAAATTCGAATTCTATAAATAGTACTTATAATTTCAATGAATAACCTAATTTCAATGATCGACTCGCTGCGCACCGGAAAGACTGGTGCAGCTGAATCGGCTTTCAAGGCAGCTATGGCCGAGAAGATGAATTCGGCTCTTGATGCGCAGAAGGTCGTCGTGGCCTCACAGATCTACAATCAGGCAACCAAAGCTGGAAAATGAAGCTCATAGCCGAACACATCGATTCGCAGATCTCTTTGCTGTCTGAGGCAACTCAAGGCGGGCAGTCAAAATCATTCCTGCACGGCATCTTCATGCAAGCTGAGAAGCCAAACCGTAACAAGCGTCGTTATCCACGCACGGTTCTGGCCCCAGCAGTTGACAAGTACATCAAGGAACAGGTGAACACCGGCCGCGCGGTCGGAGAGTTGAATCACCCGGACGGTCCGACCGTAAACCTGGACAAAGTTTCGCATCGTATTACCGAACTCAAGTGGGACGGGAACAACGTTGTCGGAAAGGCACTGATACTAGACACGCCGATGGGTAAGATCGTGAAAGGCCTTATGGAAGGCGGCGTCCAGTTAGGTGTCTCAACTCGTGGTATGGGAAGTCTGAAGCAATCGAAGGATGGAATCATGGAGGTAGCAGAAGATTTTATTCTCGCCACCGTGGACATCGTTCAAGATCCCTCAGCCCCTGAGGCCTTTGTAAACGGCATCATGGAAGGCGTAGAGTGGGTCTGGGACAATGGAATCCTGAAGGCTCAGCAAATTGAAAAGTACGAGACTGAAATTAAGAACGCATCTTCGAAGCGCCTCACTGAGGCTCAGCTGAAGGTCTGGAATGATTTCCTCTCAAAACTATAACCAGCTACATTATAGTAGTCATCTAACACACATGTCAAAGAACAAGACAAAGCGTTCGCTCGATCTCATCGAGGACATTACTGTTGAGGAACTACGTAAGGATGGACTCGTTGAAGAGGTTGCAGTTTCTGACGGGACACCATCCAAGAAAGATGAGAAGGATGCTGCTACGGATGCCGTACAGGCAAACGCAGCGACGAAGGCAAGCATCGACGCCTCGGCTTCGAAAGACGCCGGCAAGGAAGCTCACGTCGGTTCCGGTCCCGGAACTGTCGAGACTCCCGATGAGGTCAACAAGGCAAAGGCAGCAACTGACGCAGCTATCGCTGCAGCACCAGTGGCTGAACCGCCAAAGACCAAGGCAGGTCTCATCAACGCAGTTTACCAACAGCTGGCCACAATGAAGACCGAAGAGCTGTCCAATGTCTACGCTACGCTGGTTAACCCAGCACTGCCACCGAAGGCCGAGGAGCCATCTCCTATGCAGACCGGTGACGATAGCGCAGAGAAGGACGGCGAGAAGGAACAAGATGCAGCACCAGCCGCACCAGCAGCCCCAACGGGTGACGCTGGAGAAGCTGATGATGCCGGCGAAGACGAGGACGAGGGCGACGAGACCGAAGATGAGACGACCAAGGAATCCTTGGAAGTTCTCATGCAGGCCGAGAAGTCACTGTCCGAAGGCTTCCGCTCGAAGGCCACTGAGCTATTCGAGTCCACAGTAAAGGCCAAGGTTGCAGCCGAGGTCACCAAGATCGAGGAAAGCTACAAGGCCCGTCTTGACGAGGAAGTTGCTACCGCAACGAAAGACCTCGCCGAGAAGGTCGAGAGCTATCTTGACTACGTAGTCAAGACCTGGATGGAGGAGAACAAGGTTGCTATCGAGTCCGGACTCCGTACGGAGATCGCTGAGAACTTCATCAACTCGCTGAAGAGCGTGTTCGTGGAGTCCTACATCGAGGTTCCAGAGGGCAAGGAGAACCTCGTTGATTCACTCAACAAGGAAGTCGCCAAGCTCGAGGAGCAACTCCTCAAGTCCACTGAGGCAAACATCAAGCTGAATGAGTC